AAGCCGCATAATGGCAAAAACTCCAGCATGGCAACGCAAAGAGGGTAAAAGTAAATCAGGAGGCCTAAACAAAAAAGGTGTAGCGTCTTACAGAGCTGCTAATCCAGGTTCTAAGCTTAAAACAGCAGTAACAACCAAGCCTTCTAAATTAAAACCAGGTTCAAAATCTGCTAGTAGAAGAAAGTCTTTTTGTGCTAGAATGTCTGGTATGAAGAAAAAATTAACAAGTTCAAAGACAGCAAATGACCCCAATTCAAGAATTAACAAATCTTTAAGAAAATGGAACTGTTAATGGATACTGCTAAAATTAATAAATTAACGCAAAAAGTGTTGCAGGAGGCTAATAAAATAACTAAAGAGCATTCTGAGTCAGAAGAAGACACAATTTTTATTGCAAATGCATTTTTAAATGCCACAAAAATACTATATACTCAGGCGCTAGGTGAAGAGATAGCAACAAGTCTTTTACTAGAAGTTATGAGACAAAGTTTCGGTGATACCGATAGAACTTTACATTAAGGAGACAAAGATGACAAAAAGTAAACCAGATTATTTAGATTTTGATAAAGATGGTGATAAAACAGAGTCCATGAAAAAAGCTTTAAAAGAAAAAAACGCTAAAAAAATGATGGGTGGCGGAGAAGTTAAAGTTGATGAAGTCATTAGAATGCCTCAAGAAATCCAAGTGCCTGGCATGATGGGTGGAGGTATGATGTACAAAGATGGTGGTGATGTTCAAACTGTCACTCAAGGCCACAAAGGTATGAAGAATACCGTCAAATATAAATAATTAAAAATTTAAAGGAGGATAACATGAAACTATTAAAAGATGTTATTGAATGGCTAAAAGAATGGAACGATTGGAACATGAAAGACTGGATTAAAGCTGGTATTGTATGTGGAATCGTTTTAGCCGTTTTATGGAAAATGGGTGGAGCCTAAATTATGTGGCAACTACTCGCTAAACCTCTACTCGGAGTTGTAACAGACTCCGTTAGAGGCTTCGTTGAAACTAAAAAAGCAAAAGCAGAATTAGCTGTTACTGAAATTAAAGCTGCGAAAGCTTTGAAGGAACAACAGATAGAGGGAAAAATTTCGTGGGAGGCCAGTGCGGTCGATCAGATGAAAGGGTCTTGGAAAGATGAGCTAATTTTAATATGCCTGTTAGTTCCGGCGGTGGCAGTCTTTATTCCTGGATGGACACCACATATCAAAGAGGGCTTTGAAGCTTTACATTCACTGCCTGATTATTATAAACACTTATTATACATTGCATGCTCAGCTAGCTTTGGTATTAAAGGTGCTAAAGGAGCAATGGGATTAATTACAAAAAAGAAATAATATATGGATCCAATAGAATTATTAGAATTTTTAAACAAAAGTATTAGAAATAAGAGATCAGATATAAGCACAGTTATCTTGACAGGCGGTGCAACAGACTATACTAATTATATGAATCTTATCGGACAATTGGCTTCGTTAGATTTTATAGAACAAGAAACACAAGATTTCTTGCAAAAAAGGAGAATAAATGTCGACGAAGGAAAAGAAAATACCTGACAGAGTTTTAAACTTTGATAAAGGTCCAAGTGAACCAATTCAATCAAACAATCCTCAAGATTTAAAAGAAAAATTACCTAAGCCAACAGGTTGGCGTATAGTTATCCTTCCTTATAAAGGAACAGGGAAAACTAAAGGTGGAGTTATATTATCAGATCAAACAGTTGAGATGCAATCAGTGACTACTACATGTGGACTCGTTCTATCTGTGGGACCTGATGCTTATAAAGATTCAAACAGATTCCCGGAAGGTCCGTGGTGTAAAGAGAAAGACTGGGTTATCTTTGGTAGATACGCAGGCTCTCGTCTTCAAATTGATGGCGGAGAGATACGTATTTTAAATGATGACGAAATTTTAGCAACAATCAAGAATCCAGAGGATATCTTGCATTTATATTAATAACATGGAGGAACCATGCCTGAACAAGCAATAAATACAGCAATCGAAGAACCCGTCGTAAACGTTCCTACAGAAGGTGACAACGTTGATGTTGAAGTTAAACAAGACGAAAAACCTCAAGTAGAGATTCAAGAACCTCAAGCAAAAGAAGAGGAACTAGATGATTACAGTGATAAAGTTAAAAGTAGAATAGCTAAACTCACAGGAAAACTTCGTGAAACTGAAAGACGAGAAGAAGCTTCTTTTAAATATGCAAAACGTGTTGCAGAAGAGAACAAAAAACTAAAAGCAGAAAAAAACAGCTTAGACAATAGTTATATTGATGAGTTCAAAGCTAGAACTGAAATTGAAACAGCTAAAGTTAAAGATGACTTACAAAGAGCAATTGAATCTCAAGATGTTCAAGCTCAAGTTACAGCTCAAGAGCAGCTATCTAACTTAGCTATTGACAATCAAAGGGTTTTAGCTACAAATGAAGCTAGGAAAGTTTCTAAAGAGGAGGAAGTTCCACAGGACGCCCCTGTAGATGCTCCTCCTAAACGTAAAGATCCTAAGGCAGAAGCCTGGGCCGAGAAAAACACTTGGTTTGGTCAAGACGAAGCAATGACTTATGCTAGTTTTGGTGTCCATAAAAAAGTGGTTGAAGAAGGCTTTGATCCAAACTCAGACGATTATTATGCTGAGATTGACTCTAGGATGAGAAAAGAGTTTCCCCATAAATTTGATGGGGTACAGAATACAGGAGCTACAAAACCCGTCCAATCTGTAGCATCTGCCGGTCGCTCAACAGCGCAATCATCTGGACGCAAAACAGTTAGACTGACCCCGAGCCAAGTCCATATCGCCAAAAGACTTGGAGTACCTCTGGAAGAATACGCTAAATACGTGAAGGAGTAATAGCAATGGAAAATAATACAACCAAGAAGACCTCACGCACTGATAATTCTCGTGAAAAAACAAAGAGAAATCAACCTTGGCGCCCACCATCAAGCTTAGAAGCACCTGAAGCACCGCCAGGATTTAAACATAGGTGGATTAGAGCAGAGACTCTAGGTACAGACGACAAGAAGAACATGGCAGCAAGACTAAGAGAAGGTTTTGAGCTAGTTCGAGCTGACGAGTATCCAGACTTTGCCGCTCCAACTATAGATAATGGCACGCACGCAGGAGTTATAGGTGTAGGTGGACTACTGCTTGCTCGTATACCTGACGAGATTGTTGAATCAAGATCTGAGTATTTTGCCAATCAGACAAGAACTCAGGAAGAATCTGTAGACAATAATCTTTTCAAAGAGCAGCATCGAAGTATGCCTATTACGTCAGATAGACAAAGTAGGGTTACTTTTGGTGGTGGTAGAAGTTCAGATAAAAAGTAATTTTTATCAAACTCCTATCACTATAACTTAATAATAAAAACCTAACTGGTTTTATAGGAGGACTTAACCATGGCAAATAAAGATGCCCCTTTCGGGTTTAGACCTGCAAAGATGATTGGTGGAGCAGCATTTAATGGTGGCCAAACAAGTTATGATATCGCAAGTGAATATAATACAAATATATTTACAGGCGATGCAGTCGAATTGCACACTGACGGTACAGTAACCGTTGGAGCAGCGGCAGCTACTAACTTAATAGGCGTTTTCAATGGATGTTTTTTTACTAACTCTTCAGGAGAACCTACATTCTCAAAACACTGGCCTGCTAGCACAGTAGCAACTGATGCAGTAGCCTTTGTTATAGACGATCCAAACGTGGTCTACGAAGCACAAGAAGATAGCACAGATATTGGAGCCTCATGGCCTGCCAATAGAGGTTCTAATGCTGATTTAGTATCTACTCACTCAGGTAGCACAGCAACAGGACGTTCAAAGCAAGAGCTAGATTCAAGTTCAATTACTGCTGCTACAGCACAGTTCAGAATCGTAGACGTATGTGCGGCTGAAAACAACAATGACACAGCAAGTGCAAATGGAAACTATCTCGTTAGAATTAACGAAGGTCTTCATTATGCTAATACTGCTGGTATCTAATAGGAAGGACTAATAGATGGCTATATCAAGAAGTCAACTTGTCAAAGAGTTGGAACCTGGTCTTAATGCATTATTCGGTCTGGAATATGCAAGATACGAAAACGAGTGGGCGAATATTTTCGACGTTGAAAGCTCAGACAGAGCATTCGAAGAAGAAGTAGAGCTTTCTGGTTTTGGAACAGCACCAGTGAAAGCTGAAGGAGCAGGCGTACAATTTGACGATGCTACAGAAGCTCACACAAGTCGCTACACACACGAAACAATTGCTTTAGCATTTGCAATCACTGAGGAAGCAGTAGAGGACAACCTTTACGACAGCCTCAGCTCTAGATATACAAAAGCTCTAGCACGTTCAATGGCTAACGCTAAAGAAATTAAGGGTGCAAACGTTCTTAACAGAGCATTTAACTCTTCTTTCACAGGCGGAGACGGTGTTGAATTATGTTCAACTGCACACTTAACAGTGTCAGGTGGCAACTATGCCAACGAACTATCAACAGCTGCTGACTTGAACGAAACATCATTAGAGCAAGCAATGATCGACATTGCAGGCTTTATTGACAATCGTGGTCTAAAAGTGGCAGTCAAAGCAACTAAGATGATCATTCCGGTCAATCTTCAGTTTGTTGCAGAAAGACTTATGAAGACTCAATTAAGAGTTGGTACATCAGATAACGATATTAACGCTATCGCCAACATGGGTATGATCCCTGGCGGATATGTGATTAATCACTATTTAACTGATACTGACGCATTCTTCTTAAAGACAGATGCACCAAACGGTCTAAAGCACTTTAATCGTTCACCGATTAAAACTTCTATGGAAGGTGACTTTGACACTGGTAACGTAAGATACAAAGCTAGAGAGAGATATTCATTTGGATTCTCTGATCCTAGAGGTATTTTCGGCTCACCAGGAGCATAATAAATCTTTGGAATGGGCGTATTAATTACGCCCATTCTTATTGCAAATTTCTTTCAAAACTGTATATATAACTATAGTAGCTACGTAGACTGCATATGCAGACGATATAGAGACTACGTAGTAAGGTCTATATAACCAAGGAGGTTTAAAATGGCAAACTCAACATTTAGTGGTCCAATAAGATCAAAAGGTGGATTTAATGTAATTAATGAAGCTAGCGATACAGGAGCAGTTACAGAAACTGGTTTCTCTGTAAACTCAACAGGACAACTTATTTCACTAGGAACTAGAAAAATACAAACATTCGCAGTAGATTTATCTGGAACAAATGCAGCATCAGTTACTTATGGTGATAATGATGTTCTAGTAGAACTAGGTGCATTAAACACAGATCACCCAGATGCTTTAGTAACAGCAAGTAAATTCTTTATTCATAAAGTAGTGCTTGGTATTACAACTGCAGCGGCAAGTGATGCTAACTCATTAGCTAACTTACAATTATCTGCAACTTCAGGTACAGCTACCAACACTGCTATATCTTCAGGAACTGAAATTGTAGGAGCTGGTGTTGCATCATTTAATCCAAGAATTTCTGCTACTGATTCAGTGACAGAGGTTGATATTGATTTAGATGCCACTGCTGGTACTTACCACGTTTTTGCACCAAATATTACTGCAGCTATTGCAAGTAAAAACTTGTACTTAGGTGCTGGTTCTACTTGTGATACAGCTTTAACTGCATTTCGTGGAACACTTGAAATAGAGTATTCAGTATTCTAAAAAATAACG